GATTTGCGTGTACGTCGAATTCGGTGCCCAAGTCCCATAAGTTAATTGATCGTTGGGGAGCCATGCAATTTGTCCTATCCTCCCAGTCTGCCAAGAAGTTCTCTCCAAATCGCGCACTACTTCGAGCGTCCATAGTGGAGGCGGCAGCGCGGTATTATTGATATCTATCATGAATGCATGCTCAAGCCAGCCTATCGTGACGGGCGCAACCGAGTAATTACCGCCGTTATTGGCGTACCCGGCGTAATCTTGCTGCCAAGAGTTCGTGTAAAATGGGAAGACTGTCTGCCGATTAAATTTCCAATTCATCGACGGTGATAGCATTGCGATCATAGTGTCGGTCGCAATGGTCAACGCGGGCTGCTGAGAGAAGCCTCCCACAGCCAATACCGGGTTTAGCTCCGGCATAGTGCGGGCGTAATCAACAACCGTTTGTAGTGTGACCGTCGAATTATTGGGCATTAGTATACGGTCTTACTAAAGAGGCAACTCTCACTCATCGTGTTCTTTGTGGGCAGTTTCAAGCCTTCAGCGTAATCGGCATCGCCCTTGCGCCACAGTTTATGGCAGCGAAGACAAAGCGTTATGATGTCCCCGAAAGGCATGCGGTGACGGATCACGGCGAAGTTGGCGTCATTGCCTTGACCTGCAAGAGCGTCCACTCCTAGACCCCCCATGCGGTGTGTGCAACTTTCCTGGCGGGACCGTTCCTGCTGTTTCTTTTCGGCGATGGATCTCTCAACCTGCGCATGGGATGCGGCTTGACGTGCGATCTTTTCTTTGATCTCAGCAACACGCGCGCGCAGGGCTATTAGCTCAAGCTGTTCTTTCTCAAGCTGTAATTCTGCAATTTGTTCTTGAATTGATTTCTGGGACATTATCGGTTCCTGTAAGCATGCATCATTTGTCTGTAACGGCTTGCTTCCTGGCCTGATGCGGGGCCGAAGACCTTTTCTACTTTCTCTTCCGATGCGAAACCTCCGAGGATTAAACGCATTAAAACTGTTCTCCAACCGCGATACTTCTCAGACGTCGGTACGCCGTAGGAGTTAAAGTACATCGTGGAGTATTCAGGGACTAAGCCGCCCTGCGCGCCGCAAAGGAATTGCCATTCCCCTCCGCGCTCCGTGGCGACCCAAACTTGTAAACCTAAAAGACCGTGCTTCGTGGCCGAACGATACCGTGCCGGAATGATCTTATTTAATAAGCGAAGGAAGTCGCGACAATCGATTAGTCGTCCTAAACGATCATAGGCAAGCTCATCCTCCGTTACAAAGCGTTGGTTTTTAGAACGCTCAGTATTTTCCTCATGAAGACGCGAAACCATTTCGGATGTCTGAGAATCCTTTGAGCCGTGTCGAGGCCCTGTCGCATACTTCAGATACTCCAGTTCAAGCTTTTCGTCGTTAAACGTGGTGTCAAGACCTAAATCAAAATCTGGGTGGTTAGCTATATTCATAAATTAATCGAGAGGAACGGTCCCTCATGATGAAACCGTTCCCATATCGAATTGCTACTAGGAGATCCCAGAAGCCGCGTCAATGTAACGTAGACGCATTACGGTGTCGGGCGGAAGTGACGCCGTGTAATGCACTTTGTAGGACGTCCAACCGGGGATCAACCCAGCGGGATCGGCTACCGAGATCGGAGCATTCTGAACGACGTTGCACTTAATGTTGCGCCAATCGCCATCACCATAACTAGTGTCACCGTTTCCGCCGAGATTGATTGCAATCACGCCGTCACGTCCAAATATGTAGGTGCGGAGGGCGGTAAGGCCCGTCACACTTTGATAGTTAGCCGTGGTGGTAACTTGAGTAGACTTGAAGAAAGCTACTGCACTAGAAGGGAATTCGACAACTTCAGCCTGATCCGTGGTCCCGAGATCATCAAGTTTCATGAGACCGGGAGCGGTGTGCTTTAGAATATCGAGGGGCGAATTTTGGGACGTATCAGCAAGAACATCGCCGAGAGCGAATGGGTGGATCACACCCCCGTACTTGCCAGTCTGTCCGTCGAGCGCTAACACATTGCGACCTTGCAGCGACATCACAGACGAACGAATCTGACTGTTCGTGAGAACAGTGTAGACCGACGTGGATGAAGCGGGCAATTCGACAGCTACCGAAGAATCAGCACCAGAGGCGCTGTCGGCAACTAAACGAGTGATCGCACTGATAGACTCACCAAGACGATAAGCGAATTCGACGGCGACATTCTCAACCAGAGGATCAATCGCCGTAGCGAGAGACAAGCTGGAGAAAGAAGCGTAATCGGCATACTCACCGATGGTGGGAGTCGTGGTTTGAACCGCAACCGAAACGCCGGTGCCCACGGTACCTTCCGTTGCTTGCGTGGTGTTCGCAGCTAAGGCGGTGTACAGGAACAGACGGAGTTGGTTACCCGAGTTACGGGGAAGATCACGACGCGAGGCGACGCGCAAGAAAGGCGTGTTGGCCTTCAAGTTATCAATGAAACTCTTATCGTAATAAATAACCGTAGACTGGGGGAGGTTGCTGGTAGTGTTACTAGCAGGACTATAAGCCATTTGTTTTATTTCCTAATTAACGTTAAGGCGCAGAAATCTAGCGTTTGGATAACGCCTTTTCAACGGATGCCGCAAACTGAGGATTGCTCAGATTACGCCGATATTCTTCGGCGGGCATTCGATAGATTTCATCGGCGGTGAGTTCCTTGGGAGACGGAAGCGAGCGGCCTGCCTGCGCTGGTAACCCTGTGGACACTGACCTGGGCCGCGTCGTCGTTGAACTGGCCGGAGCAACGGGCGCGGTGGAAACTGCGGTTTTTAATTGTAATAGATTGTTGAGTTTGAGATCGTCATAAGCCTCAGACAAACTATCAACCGTATATGGAAGTTGGTTATTTCGGAGATACTTGACGATTAGCTCGTCATTCTCTGGACACGCTTTAAAGTCTGCGTGCGTTCTTAAAAATTCTTTGGCGACGGAGGCAAGTCTTTCTTGCTCGTCCCGCTCGTTAACACGGCGAAGAGTCGCGCGAACCTCTTCAAGAGACGCGCCAAATTCGGCTTCGATCACCGTCTTGAGAGCGTCGGGGTCGCCTTGCTGAATCTTGAATTGCTCATCGGCAGTCAAGGTGCGCGGTTTAAACTGGGGGGCGGACCGTTCCTGCTGGACAGGTTGCCTAATCTTTAAAGCGCGGCCTTGCTCACGAATCTTACGTGTCGCGTGGGATTGCGCCTTGATTAGCTCAGAGACTACTTCCTCTTGGGAATCTCCCCGGAAGTATTGCAACGGAGTACCGTCACCTGGATCAATCTCCGCTACCCATTTGTCGCCGTCTTTTTTAATACTGGCCATAAGCTATCTTGATGTAGTCCTTTAGTGCTACGTTGGTCTCGGGAACGGTCCCATCGTGGACTACCGCTGCCTCGACTATTTTCTGAAAATTGGTGAAGAGAGTACGGAAGGAATTGGCTCGAACTTGGTAACGGAAGATTTTCTCTTTGTCCCAAGATTCTAGGTTCACTAGATCGGCTTCCGCTTTATCACACTCGTTTTCGAGTATGTCCAGGATTGTGGTGTATCCCGGCATAAGTCTAATTGAAATTATTTGAGATCGCTGGTTGTCATCCAAGTTCATTTGCACCGAATCCGTTTCCGCCGGGTTCGCCCGTGATCGCCTCAGTATTTGCCGAGTGCTCGATTACTTGACGAAGGCCAAGCTGTACCGCTTTGTTGATGTCCTTCTGATTTACTAATTCTTGATCGCTAGCAGACTTCTGTTGCTGCAATTGCATCTTGCCTTGAAGTTGTTGCTGTGCGGGATTCTGTTGTTGCATCCGCTGTTGCATCTCCGGCGTCAGTTTTTTGATAATCTGGTAGTAGTTCTTGAAGCCGCTCATGTCGGAAATCATGTGGAGTATTTCACCCACATCCACGTACTCCTGATTTATTCTCGCCAACTCCGACATTATTTGCGGCGATTCGAAGAGTTGCGACATCAAAACAACAGCCTGAGCCATTTGCTGTTTAACAGCCAAATGCGAACCGGCTAGGATCTCAAACTTATGAATAGCAGCGTTAAAGAAATCAATCTCATCGACTTGAAAATCTCGACCCATTTCCTCATTCAAAATTTCATGGATGGTCTCGACAGGAAGTCGTTCACAATTCATCTCATGTATGGACCACAGCAAAGG